AAGCAAAGAAGATCTTAATGAAATCAACTCTGCCGTCGGGCGCCTACTCGTTGAGTTTATGCGCAGTGGTAAGGAAGTTCCCAGGGGTTTCGAAGGGACTCTGGTTCAGTACGCACGCGAGTGCGTCTTAGCATCTTCCGACTATGATATAGTCGCTGATGACTGGTCCAGTTATCCGTCACGCAATGTGACGTATTCTCCCGACGAATTCCGTTCTCTACAAACATCAGGTGTACCTGAGACAATACGAGCCAGTTATTACTGGAACCCGGTCGTCGATAGGTATTGCTTGATCAAGTAGATCAGGGGGGTTATCTGTTATTGGGCTCGCAATGAGCCCTATAGGCCGTAGCCTATCTAGCATCCACAAGCGGCTTTCGCGGCTGTGAGTGGTGTTAGCTAGCCGGTTGCCGGGATTTATATCCGGTCCGGTAGGTTACATGTGAATAGATCACATTTTTACGTTGTCCAGGAGCAGTTTATGCAGAGAACAAGAACAAAGGGAGACATGTCATCAGAGGTATTTACTTCTACCAATGCATGGCACAAATACAGTGATAACACCTACGGTGGAGACACCAAGGTGGGAACCACTGCAGTTGGGTCGTCAGAAGTTATGACGGACCGAGTTGTCCCTAAGTTCCATTCTCGTTCTGCTCACGGTGAGATCTTCAACAATCCAATGACGCAAGTCAAGGAAAGTCGAATTCTCACTCCCGGAATGATGTCGTTCAAGCACCAGTGGGGTAGTGGTTCAAACTACACCCTACACAACTGGCAGCCTAACTATCGACCCATGTTTGACACGTGGGTAGATGGTGAATTCTGGTCCCACCTGGGACACGACATCAATGTTGCTAACCTGCGCGATCGCGCGGGTACACAAGCAATGGCCAACGTCGCAGCTCCTGATCTTTATGGAGCTGTTGCGCTTGGTGAACTACGGGAGACCCTTGCCTTCCTCCGAAATCCAGCGGAGGCGTGGTTGAAGTTTGCAAAGAGAGCTCGCGTGCACAAAAATGCGCGTCACAAGCTCTCTGACTTCAAAACCACGGGCGACTTCGTGGGTGACAATTGGCTCGCATATCGCTATGCGGTCCGACCCATGGTAGCCGACATACAAGGAACGTTTAAAGCTGCTTCCAGAGTACTAGGGGCCCAACGCAATACTGCGCGGGGCTTTGCCAGCGACTCAAATACAAATGAGTTAACGTGGACTCACACCGAAGGGGTAATAACGTATGAATATACGAAATCTACCTCAACGGAAATAAGTGTACGTGCTGGTTCCCTTTGGGAGCAACGAGCCGGATTCGACCCTTACGGGTTGGGTATCGGTGAGTTGCCCCTTGCGGGATGGGAGTTAATCCCATTTTCCTTTGTACTCGATTGGTTCGTCAATGTAGGTACCTTCATTGAGGCACTAACACCCCGTGTCGGGGTGAAGCATCTCGCACAATGGACCACACTGAAGCAAACCCAGAAGACAACCTTATCGGGCGTGACGACATCCTTGTCGGGCCCGAGGACGTTAACTGGAGCTTCTCCCACTATCGGAATCTATGAAACCGAAAGTGTAACTCGTTCACCTGGAATCACGCTAGGCCTATCCTACAACCCAAACCCGTTTCCACGGGACTTCTTTGGGATGTCACGGACGGTCGACGCGTTGGCGCTTGCGAATAGTATATTCCGCAGTCGCTAGAAGGGCGAACCCAACCTTAACTTAACATCGGAGACATTTATGTCCCTTACTGTCAATGCTAAAACTTATAGCAACGATACGCCACGTACGGCTGACTCGTTCCGATACGTCGGAACTAGTAACACGGCAACTGCCAAAGACTACATTGATCTCAAGCGGATTCCTCCGCGCGCGATCTCTGGTGGTTACAGCAAGTCCCGCAGTCAAGCCAAACTGACGCGTAACATGACTGATGGCACGGATTCGGTCGGAGACGGTATCGTAACTCTCGATATCGCCATTCCGGTCGGCGCCGCAAGTGCTGAGATCACCGCGCTCCTTTTGGATCTGGCTACCTGGGCTACGACCACTGCTGCCACTACCGACCTCATTCAGAGCCACGAAATTAACCAGTAAACCGAGCATCCGCTCGGTTCTGTGTTTACGTGGCTCCTTTGAGGGAGTATGTGACATGTGGAAGAAAACCTTGGTGGCGTTGGGAACACTTTTATGTGCCCTTTCGCTAACCAGTTTCACTGGAGCCCCTACCTGTAATTCCATCGAGCTTTGCTCGCGGATTATAGATAAGGTGGTTTCACAATAGCACATCAACCAGGCCGATCACTCGGCTCTTTCAGGAGATGCATTATGCACCTACCCAAAAGATCACGGAAACAGGATGTTTCTGTCACGGTTAGACCCGAAGTCGCGTATGACACGCTTCTCAGGGTTGCCATTGGTTCGACGTCCGTTCCAGACAAGGCAAAACTCCTCGGCGCTTTGCGCGCTAGGGAGTACAAAACCTTACTGGAATGGTCTGACAGGCCTTCCCCACAGATGTTGACGTATGGGAACTCCTCTTCTTATTATGAGGACTGTCAGATTGCCGCACTCATACGAAAGTACCCATTCACTAATACGGAAATCCCGGGGTTAAACCCGGAGATAACTGCGCTTAAGAAATTCATAAGCGCGGAACACCGTTGTAAATGGATAAATCGTAAACTTCGAGCCCGCCGAACACGGTGGGATACCCGTGCACAGCTTTATGCATGGGCCCGTAAGTACATAGAACGGGCGATTGGCTTCGCGCCACCGCTCGGTAAAATCTATGATAAGTGCGACATCACGTCGGGAGCAAGCCTGGGGATACATGGTGATAAGACCAATGTCGCGCGGAAAATCTTCGCCGATCATTGGACATGTACCCCCGCGGCTCTTCAGTACGCGATACCTTCGCTTTGGGCTAACGCCCAGGTTCGAGATTGCATCCTCCCGGGTGCGATCAAGTGCTATGATCCTGTTCTATTCGTAGAGCAGGTGAGAGCGAAGGTTAAGTTTGTAAACCACAACTTGATAAGCTTTGTACCAAAAACAGCGAAAACTCATCGTAGTATAGCTGTGGAACCGTTTCTCAACGGGTTCGTACAAAAGGGGATTGATCAACATCTCCGTGACTGCTTGCGCAGAATCGGAATTGATCTCTCGGACCAGGCTCACAACCAGTCTCTTGCGAGATTAGGAAGTGTCCAAAAGTCCAACCCTTACTGTACGATTGACCTTTCGGCAGCGTCGGATTCACTTTCGACTGAAGCTGTTAGGTTATTGCTCCCCCCTGAGTGGTTTGAATTTCTCAATGACGTTCGAGCCAGCCAGTTTATGTTACCTGACGGAACCGTACACCAGTACGAGAAGTTTTGTAGCATGGGAAATGGTTTCTGCTTCCCACTTCAGACGCTGGTATTTGCCAGCATCTGTCACGCCTGCGCTATGCTATGCGGCGATAGTGACGACTTCTCCGTTTACGGAGATGATATCATTGTACGCCAAAACATTGCGCTACTCGTCGTGGAAACACTTCGAGACCTGGGATTCCGAACAAATGTCGATAAGACGTTTATTACGGGTCCCTTTCGCGAATCGTGCGGAGCAGATTGGTACGAGGGGCGGGACGTACGTCCCGTGTACTTGGACGAACGGCTGGTTGATGTGCGCCAGTTGTTCGCCTTTCATAACTCATGTTTACGGTCACAAGTTGTTGAGCTCTTTACAGAGGAGCTCAGACCTGTGATTCGTTCCTTAGGAGGGAGCAATTTCCTCCGTCCGGGACGAGAACCGGGCGATGTCGCGTATAGCGTACCGCTCGATGTATTCATGAATTCTCCATTTGCAAAATGGAGACGAGATATTCACACTTGGAGCTGGAAGGAAATTCGTTCCCGACCAAACTCTGATGTGTTCCGTCTCGATGAAATAGGATATGCTAACATCCTAGTACTTGCGGCCATGCGGGGTGCCAACTCCGCGCAACCGTTCACCCTTCGACACTCTACCACGCCTAAAGCTGTTACTGTTGCGCGTCCTTGGCGGGATGCGTATCATGGTAACAGCCGTGGTCCTTCCGGACCTAAGGGCATAGTGAGTGTACAGAGCGCTAATGTGCGAAATTAATACGCA